TTGGAAACTTCGCGAACTGGCTCGTTGTCATCAACAACCACCTCTATCGGGGTGGGGTGACTGGCCTCTGATCGGTCCAGCAGGAGATTTGAAAAATGGCTATTAACACCACCGCAATCCGCGACCTGCTCCGGCCCGGTTTGGCCGCCGTATTCGGCGACTATCCGATGTATCCGGGTCAGTGGTCGGAAATCTTCGAGAAGCACACGTCCGATAAGGCCGTTGAAATCGAAGTCGAAGTGAAGCTGCTTGGTCTGGCTCAGATCAAGGCTGAAGGCGCTTCCACCGCCTACGGTGAAATGGGTCAGCGGTTCGTCACGAACTACGTGAACCGCTACACCAGCATCGGCTTCATCATCACCCGTCAGGCGATCAAGGACAACCTGTACCAGTCGTCGTTCCCGCTGCAGGCGAAGGCTCTTCGCCAGTCGATGGAACAGACCAAGGAAGTTCTGGGCGCTTCGGTCCTGAACAACGGCTTCTCGGCCAACTTCCCCATCGGGGATGGTCAGCCGCTGTTCTCAACGTCGCACCCGATTGATAACGGTGTTGTCGCCAACACCTTTACGGTCCAAGCCGACCTGAACGAAACCTCGCTTCAGGACGCCATCGTTGGCGTTCAGCGCTTCCGTGATGCTGCGGGCCTCCGCATCATGACTAAGCCGACGAAGCTGATCGTTCCGGCTGAACTGCAGTGGACGGCCACCCGCCTTCTGCAGTCGCAGTTCCGCGTCGACACCGCGAACAACGACATTAACGCGATCTACAACAACTCTGCGGTTCCGCAGGGTCATCGCGTTAACATGTTCCTGACCGACACGAACGGCTGGTTCCTGCTGACCGACGCTCCGAACGGCTTCAAGTACTACGAGCGTGAAACCCTTGAAACCGACGTCTACACGGACTTCGACACCGACAACCTCAAGGCGAAGGCCATTGAGCGTTACTCGTTCGGCTGCTCGAACTTCCGCGCAGGCTGGGGTTCGCAGGGCGCCGCCTAAATCCCGGGGGTGGGGCTTCGGCCCCACCCTTAGCTATGGAGAAAACTCATGACTCATTTCTCTGACGGCGTTCGGGCTGGTAGGAACTTCGCCAACAACGGTACCGCGAGCGAGCCCGGCGTCTTCATGTCGTCGATCAACGTCTATGACGTGGTTCCAGCTGTTCTGGACGCTGACGGCATCTGCGTTCAGCAGACGCTGGCCGCTGCTGGCAACGCTCTGATCAACGGCGCTCTGGCTTCGGGTGGCACTGTCGTTCTTGACGTTCCTCGCAACGTCATCATCGACGCTGCTGGTGCGGCCACGGCTGTGCTGACCGTCACGGGCACTGACGTCTACGGCATTCCGATGTCGGAAGCGATCACCCTGAACGGCACGACCGCTGTTTCTGGCAAGAAGGCGTTTAAGACGATTACGAGCGTCGCGGCTTCGGCTGCTGCCACCGACTTCTTCGTTGGCACTGGTGACGTCTTCGGTCTTCCGATCCGTGCGAACACTCGTGGCTACGTGTTGACCGCGTGGGACGGTGCATTCGTGACGACCGGCACGTTCACGGCGGCTGTTACGACCAGTCCGGCTACGACTACGACTGGCGACGTTCGTGGCACCTATCTGGTTCCGAGCGCTTCTGATGGTACGAAACGCCTGACCTTGTGGGTCTTCGTCTTTGACGATGACACGCAGGTTGGTATCTACGGCGTTGCTCAAGCCTAATGATTGGGGCGGCCTCCGGGTCGCCCCAGTTATATGGAGATCGGGATGCGCGCGAAGAAAGACTTCCAGTTCAAGGCTAAGCACAAGAACCCGAAGGGTGGTCTCAGCGAGACTGGCCGGAAGGCGTATAATGCCGCCACTGGGAGCAACCTGAAGCGCCCACAGCCGGAAGGCGGATCTCGCCGTGACAGCTTTTGTGCCCGCATGAAAGGCATGAAAAAGAAGCTGACTTCTGCTAAAACGGCAAGTGACCCGGATAGCCGGATCAACAAATCCCTCAGGGCGTGGAACTGCTGACATGCGTGGCAAGAAGAATTTCATCGCCGAAGCCATCAAAAAGCCCGGCGCCCTCCGTAAGCAACTCGGGGCGAAGGCCGGCAAGCCGATCCCCGCGGGCAAGCTTGAGGCTGCCGCTAAGGCGCCCGGTAAGCTGGGCCAGCGCGCTCGCTTCGCCATGACTCTCAAGGGAATGAAATAATGCGCCCCATTTCGGTCACCGTGTCGGATGCGTCAGCCGGCGCTAAAAATTCAGG